AAGACATCGATAAAGCGTGAGAACATATGCGCAGCGCCTCCGGATACGGAAGCTTCTTGCGACCGACCCTCGTAATCAATTGAGGGTCGTTGAGAAGCTTTCCGATCTTCAACACAGCGGATGGAAGAGGAACCCATTGTATACCGGCGGGTCCTGGCTGCCACCAGCCTTTCAAAAAAGTACAGTGGAACAAGGACTCTCTTGGAAAATATTTGACCTTAAATCCAAGTTCTTTTCCTGCACTCGCTAGATCAGGAAGACGTTCATGGTGTTTTAAGTACCATAAAAACATTCCTAGAGTGGACATCGAATTAAAAGAAGTGGTCGTGGTGACCCCCGTGGGCATCTGGGTACCAGCGTATCCTTCGACACGCATGCGTTTTCCTTTAATTGAGTACGAGGAAGAGCAAGCCCAATATGCTAAATCAATGAACTCGTCAGGAAACCCAAACTGTTCTAGAATGGGCCTCATGAAATGTTTCATCGGACCATCATCTTGAGTGTGGTCAAATGCACTTTGGTCAGCTTCTCCTCCAAATACTAACTCGATTCCGCCCCAGGAGACGAATGAGTCGTCCCCTGACATAGCGAATACCGCCAGTCCGCTATAGGCTGTTGAACCTATCTCGGACAATTGAGCTTGTGTGTAACCAGAAGCAAAATAAATTGACACTGGTACTCCAAAAACATTGTGGATTTTCCCATCAAAGATATCGTGGAGTTCTTTCGCGAATGATCGTGAATAACCCCCCATCTTTGCATGGGTCAATGCCGGCAGATTTTGAATAGCTCTGGGCTTCATGGTTTGAATACCGCCGACGTCTTTGCACGCGCTGATGGTTTCATTCCATTTTAAGTTGATAGTTTTATCACCGAACTGCACTTCTCCTTGTATATCTGCGTGCAAGGCAGCCTCAAGGCGAAGTCCTTTCTTACCCATAGCAGAAATGTTTTGTGCTCTGCTAATGAATGTGTTTCTTCCGTGTCCTACAAACAAGCGGATGAAATCTGAAGAAAGTTCAGTCCAGCGTCCATGTCTCACACCTTCTGGATCCGCCTCAACAAACGGATCAGAATGAGTTCTGTGCAAGACTGCAGCCAGCAAATTTGTTTCGTTATTTGCCGGTTGCTGAAGTAAACGATGAGTGATCAAAACGGGATAGAGTATATTGCGCCCTGGGGGCCTTCCTAACTGTAGAAATGCTTCTTCAGCCGTGACTCTGTGATGATCGACAAAGATCTTTATAGTGCCCCTAAAATTACTAGGGCCAGTGTTTATCTTAGTAGTGTATGAGGGCAAAGTCAAATCTTGGGGCAGGATTTGTATTTGCTCTTCAGGGTCTTCTAAAATTTCACCTTCACTATATTTCTCTAGGAACCTCATCGTTCCCTTCTTCTTCTGCAGACTTACGCTGTTCCACCACAGGTGGACACCAAGCGAAGCTGCACGGCCCCAATTTCCCCCAAAAACCCGTAGACAACTGCATACCAAATGCATTGTCAAGCGCGCAGAAGACGCAATCGAGATAGGTGTGAACATGAACTCACACACATATCCAGCGACTGCAAACGGCTCGCTGATGGCAGCTACCGTCTCTTCCAAAGCGGCCGAAACCAATGGTCTTTCAGGTAAAATCCACGCCCCGGGAATGAACATCAAGCATGCATTTGAACATGCCGCCATTATTCCCGCGAGTGTTGAGTTCACCACCAGCCATCTTTTGATTCCGGTAAAGAAACTATTTCCAGCAAGATATCTTCGATACTTGAAGAATGTGAATAATGTTAAACCCGAAAGCACAACATATTTCCACCACGGCCATCCGTTGGGTGGTTTACTCACCAGTCTTCTGGCGTCGGCCAGATCTTGCTCCGAATAGAAATGTGACTCCCTCGCTAACTTAATGAAGCTGGAATCGACATTTCTATTCAGGAACGCACATGACAGAACCGTCCCTTCACGCAACTTGAGATAAAAGTCAGGTCGCCGTTTGGAAAGTTCATTTAACCCAGGATCCTGATTGAATTGCTTTGACACCAAAGCTTCAACCATGTCGAGCATTTGTCCGTTTGGGATTTTCCTTAGTGAAGACGGGCCCACATGCAAATAAGTTGCATTATGAACCAGAACTTTCTTCTTCTGAAGGAAACCCAAACCCCATTTATACGCTCTAATGTCCAATCGAACACTCGACACCATCCCCACTGGACGTGGAATGTGTCCTATCGATTGTGCACCAGGGGGGGTTACTGATAGCCGAACGATATGATAAGGCCCTATCACCGATACCGGCGCTATGTCCAGTCCTTGATAGTGCCTCTCATGTAACCATTCCGGCCATGGGTGCGCCGCATAGTTTCCCGAATGCGCGTCGGGGGAAGACTCCACGAGTCCTCCAGGGGTTTTCACGAAAAGCTGTTCGATAACGGTGGTCTTCTCGTCTTTCTGAATTGGGTCATCATAACCAAATTCACCATCAAAGAATCTACCTATCCAGAACATGCAATCTTTCTTAGATCTGGATATGCAGTCTTTTGCGAAAGACGGAGAAAACGCTTGCAGATATGTATCACCACATTGGTACACATCTACCGCTACGACCGCGTCATAACTATCGTCAGTAAAACCTACTCTGACGGTAGTCCCTCTTGCTGAGTCTCCTGCGATCACTTCATCAGGAGCCAATGTCCAATTGACGGACATCTTCTTACTGGAGACGGTTTTACCATTGATCTCACAAACACCACGAGGCCCCGAGATACGAGGGTCGAGTTTTGTGGATCTGACACTCCCGAAAACATCGAGAACGTCCATGGTTTTCATCCCCACGGAAACACTAGCGAGGACCTGCACCAAGGCGGCCTCACGACACGCCGCGCTAAACGCATGCGTGTTGTGTCTCCCACCATTATGTAAAATGGTGGTAATACCCAAACTGGTCAGAGGTGCTTCGACATATTTGTCAGCAGCTGACACGCCGACACTTCTCTGATTGAACCAGTCAGACAAGTCTCGGAAAACTTTTCGAGGTGAAGTGGAAACCTGTTGGGACGGACTCGACCCCACCGGGGTCGAAGACCGCACAGAATAGAACGATTCTGTGTCTTCTTTATCCAACGAAGCCTGGCTGCCCTCAGCGGCCCCAGGAACGGAACAAAAAGGCGCCACCGGCGCACGATTTGACAG